GAATTATGTGAAGAAAGAATTCAATAGAGATAAAGATACGATTGATGTTGCTTGTTTTGGNGCAGTAAGACCTTTGAAGAATCATTTAGTTCAAGCNNTTGCTGCAATAGANTTTGCAAACAAAATTGGTAAGAAACTAAACTTTCATGTAAACGCTGGCCGTATTGAAATGAAAGGTGATGCGGTGATTAATAATCTTAGAGGAATGTTTGAACATCTTTCCGATTCTGGCCATAAATTAATCAATCACCAATGGACACCAAGAGAGCAGTTCTTACAACTGTGCGGAAGTATGGATATTGGTTTACAAGTTTCATTCTCTGAAACATTTAATATTGTAGGTGCAGATTTGATTAGCCAAGGTGTTCCATTGGTTGGTAGTAAAGAAATACCTTGGTCTTCCAATCTTTACAATGCTGATCCAACCGACAGTAAGGACATTGCAGCTAAATTAGAATGTGCTTACTATCATCCAAGAATTAACGTATGGGTCAATCAGCGCTTGTTGACTAAGTACACAAATAATACGAAAAAAATCTGGACTAAATATTTCCTTTAAGGAGTTTCCCATGCCACATATGGTAAAAAGACACAAATGGATCAATGGTATGTTAGAATCATACAATCATTTCTTCAATAGTTTAGAAGAAGCAAAGGCTTTCGCAAATGGTGCTGATGCTGATACAGCAAAAGTATATGATGAGAATGGCCAATTGCTACATGAAGTACAACCTAACACTCAAAATACCTACGCTTAATTACCTAACATATTTTATGTAAATGAGCAATATGCCCATGGCTATTGCCCATAGTCCAGCAAAAAACAACAGTATAATTTTTACTGGCAATTCAAGCAAGAATTCGGAAAAGGACATTGTTTCGACTTCTTCATTCTGATTCTCGTTTGAATTCTTCATCTTGCCTCTTTATTTCTTCATCCATTTGTTCCAATTCTAACAAACGGATTCGTTTACGTTCTGCTTGATGTTGTTTAATAATTTCTGGTTCTAATTCTGGCCATCTTGTTTTTCTATCATGTGAAATAAATGCCATCAATAAAGTCATTGTTATTCCAATAATGAAAATAAAACCACCATAACTTAACTCGGTCATATACATTCTCATTTTTTGGCGTCTACGTTCAGCAGCTCTAGCTTCTTCACGCATTTTCTTAGTAAGAAGTATCTTTTGTTGGCCACCCATCTCTTTCATCATTTCACTAACATCAGTCCACAATGCACCAAGTTCTGGAGGAGAATTGTAAATCATCATTTCACGCAACTCAACTGCCATTTGTTCCAATTGTTTTTTCATTATGACCAATTGCAATGCACGGCGACCTAAACTTTCTTCACCTTCATAAATTTCTTCACGGTTCTTACGTTCTTCTTCTTCAATTACTGCCATACACTTGTTCATGTTGTCAAAGAAGTCACCGAGATAATTTGCCAGTTCTTGGTAAATACCAGCAGTTTCACCTTGTTTTTTGTTTAACTCAATGACACGATTCTTTTCTTCAATGTATGCATTGCGTTGAGCAGTTGTGGCAGGTTTATCTTTATGATTGTTTGCAAATTGCTCGTCAAGATCCTTCAGGACAGATTTTACATCTCCTGCAGCACCTTTGATATCTTTGTATAATTGGCAACCTTTCTTTACGGCAGACACAGCCGCATTTGCCATTGCAAACAATGTTATTGGATCCATTCAACCACTTTGTTATAATTAGAGTATTATGGTAAAGATGGCACGAACATATTGCATGTTCTGATGAATTCAAGTATACTAGATATTTATCCTCAAACTATTATGGAGTGAATTATGAGTATTAAAGTGTTAAAATTAACAAGCGGAGAAGACGTTCTAGGTGATGCAGATATCGTCCAAGGCCAATGGCACATTACAAATCCTGTAGGTATTGCAGTTGTAAGAGGTAAAGACGGCCAACCAAATGTAGGACTTACACCTTTTCCTCTACATGCACCACAAAAGAAAGATTCAACCATTGACATTCCACTTACAAGTGTAGTATACTCTTATGAACCTTCACAGGACTTCATTGATAACTATAATCAAATTTTTGGTTCTGGCATCGTTCTTCCAACCCCTAAACAAATTATTACAGGTTAATGACTAATTTCTACACTAACGTACAATGCTTTGGTAATTCTATTCTTTACCGTGGCATTATGGATGGCAAAAGAGTCAAACAAAGAATTGACTATCAGCCATCACTTTATATTCCATCACGCAAAACTCCAGGTCCATACAAATCACTTGATGGTACACCATTAGACCGCAAGAAGTTTGATGATATCAGAGAAGCAAAAGAGTTCTCCAAGAAGTTTGATAATATTCCAGGTGCACCAAAAATCTATGGAAACACTCGTTATGAGTATGCCTTTATCGGTGAACAACATGAAGGCATGGTTGAATGGGATCAAGATAAGATTTTGATTGGTGTGATTGATATTGAGGTTGGTTCTGAGAATGGTTTTCCTGACCCATATGAAGCAAATGAACCTATCACAGCCATTTGTATTAAGTATATCAACGGCACAACATTCGTTTTTGGTTGTGGTGATTATGAAGTTCAAGGTGATGAAGTCTATTTCAAGTGTAAAGATGAATGGACTCTTTGCAAAAAATTCATTCAACAATGGGGCCACATGACACCAGATGTTTTGACTGGATGGAATACTAAATTCTTTGATATACCATATCTTGTCAATCGTTTTCGCAAAATTCTAGGCGAAGAAGAAACTAAACTTCTTTCTCCATGGAAATATATTGGCAGCCGTCAAACAATCATTAATGGTCGTAACATGACTGCATATGATTTGATGGGTGTTGCATCGTTAGATTATATTGAGTTGTACAGATGGTATGCTCCTGATGGTAAATCTCAGGAGTCTTATCGTTTGGATGCCATTGCAAATGCAGAGATTGGTGAAAACAAATTATCTTATGATGAGTATGACAATCTACACCAATTGTATCGATTAAACTTCCAAAAGTTCATTGAATATAACATCAAAGACGTTGAGTTGATTATTCGTTTGGAAGACAAGTTGAAGTTGATTGAATTGGCTTTGACTTTGGCTTATGATACAAAATGTAACTATGAAGATGTGTTTGCACAAACTAGAATGTGGGACGCACTAACATACAATCGTTTGATGCAAGATAATATTGTTGTTCCACCAAGAGAAGTGCAAGAGAAAGATGCTGCATTTGAAGGTGCATATGTGAAAGAAGTTCAAGTTGGCGCTCATGATTTTGTCGCTAGTTTTGACCTCAATAGCTTATACCCCCACCTTATGATGCAATACAATATTAGTCCTGAGACTTTGATTGAGCCTGAAGAATATACCAATGAGATGCGTGAGATTATTTCTCAAAGCGTAACTGTCAATAAACTTCTGCTTAAACAAATTGACCTATCAAATATTGGTGATAAAGTAACAATCACTCCTAATGGCCAATTCTTCCGTACAGACAAACAAGGCTTCTTGCCTAAGATGATGGAAGAAATGTATACTGATAGAAGTAAGTTCAAAAAGATGATGTTGCAGGCGAAACAGGAGTATGAGAATGAGAAGGATGATAGTAAGAAGTATGATATTGAAAAGAGAATTGCAAGATACAACAATCTTCAATTGGCTAAGAAAGTTTCTCTCAATTCTGCCTACGGTGCTCTTGGGTCTCAGTATTTTCGCTTTTATGATTTGCGTATGGCTCTTGGAGTCACTACGGCTGGGCAACTATCAATTCGGTGGATAGAAGCAAAACTCAATCAGTACATGAACAAATTGTTGAATTCCAATGATGTTGATTATGTGATTGCTTCTGATACAGATTCAATCTATCTGAAACTTGGTCCTTTGGTCAATAAAGTTTATGGTGGCAATGGTGATGCTGTACCTCCAAAAACTAAAGTGATTGATTTTATGGATCGTGTATGTAAACAAAAGATTGAACCATACATTAGTGAGTCGTATCAAGAATTGGCCACATATGTTAATGCGTGGGCCCAGAAGATGCAAATGAAACGTGAAGCACTTGCAGACAAAGGTATTTGGACTGCTAAGAAGCGTTATATTATGAATGTATATGACAATGAGGGTGTTCGTTATAATGAACCAAGTCTCAAAGTCATGGGTCTTGAAATGATTAAATCATCTACTCCTGCAGCCGTAAGAAGTAAAATGAAAGAATCGATTCAGATTATGATTTCTGGTACTGAAGATGATATGCACAGGTTTATTGGAGAATTCAAAGAATACTTCAGTAAATTGCCACCAGAAGATATATCTTTTCCTCGTGGTATCAATGGTCTTGCTAAGTATGCCGATTCGTTACAGTTATATAAACTTGGAACTCCTATTCACGTTAAAGGCGCTATACTATACAACCATCATCTGCAACAAATGGGACTAACCAAGAAGTATCCATTGATTCAAGAAGGCGAAAAGATTAAGTTTTCTTATCTCAAGATGCCAAACCCATTCAAAGATACCGTTATCTCATATCCGGCAAGATTGCCTAAGGAGTTTGACATTTCTCGTTATATCGATTATGATACACAATTCGAGAAGACTTTCCTTGAGCCAATTAAAGTAATCTTAGATTGTATGGGATGGTCTACTGAAAAAGTTAGTTCTTTGGAAGATTTCTTTACATGATTTATTTTACCTTTCTTGCTGCTTTCGCTTTATCTGCCTGTGCCGGTCTATATTCAGTTATAGGTCTGGCTGCAATCTTTCCTGGTTCATATTGGCCTATTATCATTATGGGTTCTGTACTAGAAGGTTCTAAACTGGTCACAACATCTTGGGTGTATCGCAATTGGGATACTGCACCAAGATTGATGAAGTATTATATGGTGACCGCTATTGTTATTCTAATGGCGATTACTTCAATGGGTATCTTTGGATACTTGTCAAAGGCTCATCTGGAACATTCAGCAGATATGGCACCGTTGACTGATAAAGTAGCAATGTTAGATGAGAAAATTAAAACCGAAAAGGAGAATATAAATGCCAACCGTACGATTCTCAAACAACTTGATGAGGGCGTGGATCAAGTTATGGCACGCTCACAAGATGAAAAAGGTGCAGACAAGGCAATTGCTGTCCGCAAAGCCCAAGCGAAAGAACGCAGTCGAATTAGCCAAGAGATATCAGAATCACAAAAAACAATTTCTGCCCTTAACGAGGAAAGAGGCCCTCTTAATGTGGCGTTACAGAAGGCAGAATCGGATTTTGGCCCAATCAAGTATGTTGCTGAGTTGATATATGGTTCAGGAGAAAGAGACATCATAGACAAAGCCGTTAGATTGGTAATCATTCTAATCATGGTTGTGTTTGACCCTCTTGCTGTGTTATTATTGATAGCAGGTAACATGTCTCTTAAAAAAGAGCCTGAAATAGAACCAGAACAAACAACATTCTATTCTATGCCATCTATGCCAGAACCTGAGCCTGAACCAATCAAACCTAAAGATGCAATAATACCTGAGGTTGGAACACCGATAGATATTAAACAAGAGAAAAGATTGGCTAAGAAAGGTATGGCAATCAAGTCCAATTTTAAGATGACAGGTAATGAAGACGATATTAATTTCTACAAAAGAAATGTTTAACAAAGGAATGAAATGAGTATATTAGACAAAATCAAAAAGAACAGCAGCATCAAAGAATCTGCAATTCTATCCAAATCAAAGTTCTTCACACAGAAGGATATGATTCCAACGGCAATCCCAATGATTAACGTTGCACTCTCAGGTAAACTTGACGGCGGTTTAACACCAGGTCTTACAATGTGGGCAGGTCCATCCAAACATTTTAAGACTGCATTTTCTTTATTGATGGCCAAATCTTACCTGGACAAATACGATGATGCTGCACTTCTTTTTTATGATTCTGAGTTTGGCACTCCTCAATCTTATTTCGATTCCTTCGGCATTGACACTAATCGTGTCTTGCATACTCCTCTTACTGACATTGAACAATTGAAGTTTG